CGATCTTGAAGGGGTTAAATTAATTGTCTGCCCTAAAGCTAATGGGTTTAAAATGATTGTAGCAATATCAGGTAAGAACAATCCGTAAGATCCAGAAGAAGTAGAATATCCATTTCCTCCGTTAAAAGAAGTTCCATTTGAACCAGAAATAATTTGGTATACCCTACCGCAATCTAAGTAAGTGTCTGTCGATACCATTCCAGAGTTATCAGTAAGCTGCAATACTGCAGAACCTGATAGCTTAATATTAAAGGTGCCTTTCAACAAGTGTTCCTTGTATCTTGCTCTGTCTATGTTTATTGCCCAAAAATCAGAAGCAGTTACTGTTCCAAAAATAAATTGAGCATTTTCATCCCCGTAAACTAAGTTTCTGTACTGACCGTAAACAGTTCTAGTTGGTGATACACCGGGTATTAAATCGTTGTAGTTAGCACTTCCTGATCCTTGTTTATTACCGTAGGCAATTGCAAACTGTGTTGTAGAGCCTGATGCTGTTGATCCGGTTTGGTATACATTCTTGTAGTAGCTATCGTTTGTAGTAACGATTGATGAAGTAAAAAATGTAGTAAGTGTTGGGTTATTAGTAGACCATGCAGTAGCGGTTACCGAATCGATACTAACTAGGAAATCTTCTGGATCTAATCTTTTAAATGACATGGTTTATATCTTAGCTTGTTTTGGTAACAGTTACAGGGATTTGAAGTCTTGCACCAGAATCTCTACCAATTACCTGCAAGGTAGCGGATAATGAAGTATTTGTTCCGAACAATGTATTGATTGTAGTTGCACTTAAATTCAAAGTAGTTCCAATTACTGTCTTAGATACTGTAGTACCGATTGTAGTAGTTTGATTTAAAGCTTGAACGTCTGGGGTATTGATACCTACACCGTTGAAAGTATTGAACAATCTAACATCAGAAATTGTGAATGTGTATCCAGAAGACTCGTAAAGAGCAGTTTGAGATAAGTAATTCAAAGTCTGAGGAGTGATTGATAATCCTGCACCTTGTTTAATAGTGATTGAAGAATACCCAATATTTAGTACAGGCATTTTAGCAGTACCTCTTGGTAGAGTTACTAGTTTGTACTTCATGATTTGAGTCTCATCAGGAAATGCTTCAAGCAGAGGCATATTTTCAATAGCTTCTCCATAGAAAGCAGAACCGGAGGGCTGTGCTGGATTGTACAGTGTGTAGTCAATTTCGTCGTCAGATAATGCAAATTGTGTGATTCTAAAAGAACCATCTCCTCTTGCAAGAAGCTCTCTTCCCTTTTTGGTTAAGATTGCATCAACTGTAACTACGGTATTAGATAAGTATCCCATTTGTTAGTTTTATTATAAATATATGTACTTGTTAAGTTTTAAGTTATTAAACCTACTTTGCGAGCTAGTGCAACTGGGTCAACGCTAGGATTAAAATTACTTGGTACTAAGATTCCATTTTGTAGATATGCAGGTATTGGTGAAACGGTTACTTTTGTTTCGTCAGGTACTCTGCGGAAAATTCTGAACCCTTGTGGAGTTGTTCCGATAGTGTGGGGCAGGTCTGCTGAGAAGGATCCTGTTATTACAGATTCTAGTGTTAGATTACTGGCGATATCGTTAACGTCTCCTATTGAAGAAGAGATTATTCTATACAATGCGTAGCTTGAAAAAGAGTAGTCTACTGATCCGGTAACACTAACAGGGTTAGTTAGTCCAAATCTTATAAAGTCATAAGTTTGTAGCGGGAATAATGTTTCTTCATAGGGTATGAATGCATTATAGTATTTAGATTGGTATTTATTCCAAATAGAAATTTGAGCATCTTGTGGTGAAAAGCCGGTACATATCCCTGCGACAGATGAAGATGGCCTTAACATCATACTTAGCCAACCTACCGTATATGCAGGAGCACTTCCTGAGTCTTGTAGTATTCTAGTGCTTATGCTAGAGGTTGCAAAGTAAATAGTATCGTAAGTTGTATCTGCTCCTCCAGAAGAATATCCGTTAGGGTAGTTCTGAAAAGCTATGGCTAGGTCTGCAAATGTTCCGGGAGACCCACTTCTAGAGCCGGATTTAACTATAATTGTCCTGTAGGATGCTCCTCCTTCTATTATAGGTACAGCAGTGGTTGTATTTGTGTTTGAGTAAGATTGTCCAAAGAAGGTTGCTGATGCTGGTTGCCCTGCTCTAAAGGTATTTTCTACTAAGTTTAGGTTTTGATTCGCTGCTGTAAGACCTACAACTGTACCGTCTGTATGTACTAGGTACTTTAGGTTAACGATGCCGCCGCCCGGGTATTCTGGGTCTGAGGATTCAATTAAGTCAAAGTAGCCTATGTAATTACTGTAGCTATCGATTACAGCTGTTTGACCGTAGGATATATCTCCAGGAGTGTATGTATTGTATTTTGCACTAGTTAGCTTAATTCCTTCGTACCTACTCTTAACCCAAGTACTCCCTGAAGAGTAGTTTGAATCTTGAACAGGGGCACGGAGGGCACTTCCAGAGAAAATAAGAGCTTGATTAACTGGATTCGATCCGTTTGTTCCGTAATCTACATCTTCGTAAACATTTGATAACCTACTACCACTAACGTTATTTAGTAACGGTGTAGTGTTTAATTGGTAATGTAATTGTGGGTATAAAGTTGAACCAGAATACTGTCCGTTAAAGAATTCATACTGTGATGAATCTATTCCAGATACGGCTCCTGCTTTGGTTAGAATAGAGGAACTCCATGCCTGTGCTGTGGTTGTTAAGCTGTTAACTGATCCACCAGCACCACCTGTGAAAACCCCTATAGACCCTGTTTGATAGTCTCTTGCTACAGATGTAACTGAGGCTGTATATTCAGGTTGAGAGTATTCTACTTGAGCAGGTCTTTGTCTATTCCTTTCAAGCAGATGCTGTTTAACAATTGCACCTGTTGCAGCTCCTGTTCTTGCAGGAATAAAGTCTTTTATTAACTTGAATAGTGAATTATCAAAGAATTTAATTAATCTAAGGTAATCATTGTAGTTGTACGAAGCTGTATACTTTTTAAAGTATTCTGTGCTTAACTGATCTAATGCAGGGTATTTGTAGTTATCTTCTGAGAGTCTTCTTGGATCTCCGATATACTCTCCGATGTTAAAGTAACCAATTTGTGAATTAATATCTTCGTTGATTTCATTCTGAGGAGAGAAACCTACTTCCAAGTAATTCACATCCCTGGTGTAGCTTTGACTTACCGCGTAGTTTTGTTGTAAAGTATTTAATCCTGACAGAACTGTTCCGTATACGTCTGTGGTTCCAGTTTTAATTTTAGCGGAGACAGCATTTTTAATTCCGACTGCCGGCTGATCGTAAAAGGTAATTTCTCTGTTCGGTATGTAAGGAGTGAACAGTATTTGTTCTGCATAACCATCTTCTACATATCCGGTATCTACGTACATAGATGCTGATGATGGTGGTATGTTAAAGTAAAAAGTACTTGTCGAAACGAAAGAAGATGTTGTTGCTTGACTTCCTGAGATTTTTGGGTGTATTGAGACTGAGCTGGTATATAGCTCTCCTCCTAGGGCTGCTCTGAAAGCTAGTTGGTTTGGTGCTGCATTAGTATGGTTTCCCTCTGTTGAACCTGGGTTCATTACATAGTCGTTAAATGAGCTTTCACTTAACGCTACTGTATAGTATCTTAGTTCTTGTAGTGATCCTGAGAATGTTTTAGCACTAAAAGAAGAGGATCCGAAGTATGATCGTACTGCATTATTCCAGGGGTCTGCTGTAAAAGGATCTACCGATGCAGATGCTTGAAACCCTAGTGTATTCACGTTCTGCCCTTGGTATAGGTTGTTCTTCGCATATACTGTATAGACTGTTCCTTGCTTGTTTACTAGTATAGACCACCAACCACCGTTAAAGAAGGGTAGGTAGATACTTGCAGAAGTTTGTGGTGAGGTGTAATCTGGTATTAAGTCTAGTTTTCCGTATTGACTGTATGGGCTAACTACTGAACCGGTGTAAGATCCTGATGTGTTTACGCTTCCAGTATATGTTAATACTAGGTTAACAAAGGTATCTGTTGACCATAAACTCTGTGAGTAATGATCTGCTGAAGGTATACCCCTGGTCTTAAACCTAAACTCGACAGCTTCTGGCCTGTTATTATTTGCATTCCAATTTGAATTTAAAACGAAAGAGGAGGTTACATAATTTATACCCTCTGTATCGAAAGAGTAGTTGTACTTGTTCTGCCATTGGTCCCAAGTGTTTGTTACCTTATCTTTTCCTCCATATTCATAAACCCTTAGAATAGTATCAGGAATACCGAACGTTGTAATTAGTGTATTTAATCCTTCAACCGTTCCTTTTTTCTTTAGAAGGTAAGGAAGGTTGTGATAAAGTCTCTTATAAACCTCTGATGAAAGATTGTCTAACGGAATCAAAGATCCGGTTGCAGAGGCTGTTACATAAGTTGTGATTAACTCCTGCCCTGTATAAGGTAGTAAGCTTCCTGAAGGTGTGTATCCTAGGTAGGTGTTGTATAGGTTATCTGATGTAAAGTTGTTCTGGTATAACTTAATACCAAAGTCTTTTAAAGCAGTTCCAATCAAGTCTTTTGATAGACCCGACTCTACTCGGTTGTCAGAACTATATTTTTGAGTAACTGCTTGAGTGTAAACCCAAATACTATCAAAATGCTGTCCAACCATTTCAACGAATAATTCGTAGTTGGTGTTTGCAGGATCTTCTTTGATATACATTGGTATAGCTCCAACAAGGCTGTCTTTGTTGTCCTCATCAAAAGTCTGTGCGATTGCTGATTGAGATGTAAACCAATTTAGACTTGGCGTTGATGTTGTTGCAGCATTTGTATAAGGAGGTACGCTAGTTGTTTTAGGCCATGCTGTACTTCCGGATTCGTAATATAAGTAATACTCGTAACCGTCAAAGTTAGTAATAACTTCGTTTATCTTTGAATCCCAGTAACTAACGCTTGCTGAATTGTAATAAGCATTGGAGGTGTTTCCGTAGCTGCTACTAACTGTGTATTCCTCGATTAAACCTAACTTATAGTAAAAGTTCTCTAACCTGGTTTGTGCACTAGAGAAAAATACGAAGTTTCCATAATTACTATAGTTAATATTAAGTTCGATCCCAGATTCTGCAAGTAAACTGTTTAACTGGTATGTTAAAGCAGAGCTGTCTGAATTACTTAATGTCTGGGTATTTTGATATTCTGTTGTTTTGTTTAATTCAGAACTAACTTGTAAATTAATATTAGGTCCCTTTAGTTTTACTGTACTGTCTTGAGCAGTATAGGTTGTCTTAATGTTTATTAGGTATGCTTTTGATTCTGCAATTTTCTCTACTCCCCAACACTTTGATTGAATATCAAACTGTGAAGGAAGCGGTTCGTAAAGCTTAATTAAAACAGTAACGTTGTTTGGATCAGTGTCGTCAAGCAAAACGTTGTTTGCTATAACTAAGGTGTTTGCTCCAAAATCTAAATTAAAATCTTTCTGGTAAGGAGTTGTTTCAATTGCAGCTCTTAATGCAACCGTAGAATCAACTATATCACCAGCTACTATATCAGTGCTGGCAAGTCTAATTTCTGTCCTATCTGTTGATATTTCTGAAATGTAGTATGTTTCTAATATGCTTGAAGATAGTAGCGGTCTTAGAAAGTTATACACTGTGTAATACTGTCCTTCTTGGTATGCTCTACTCTCTAAATCTTTTTCTGGATTAATATTAAGATCTTCTCCGTAAATTGCAAAACTTGTTAGTTTCTCTACTGAATCAATTATTTGCTTATTAGCGTTGTAGATGTAATACTCAATATAATCTGTAGAGCTGTTAAACGTTATGTCTGTTCTAAAAGAAGCAATAAGGGAGTTGTCAGACGGAGTATAAGTCTGTCCACCAAGTTCAATCGAGGGTACATCCTGTATGTATATCTGCTTATCCATTAATTGGTTTTATATCTAATAGTTGTTGTTGTAGCTGTAAATTCTCCTCTCTTAAAGCTGTAACCTCTGCAAGTAATGCGGTTATTTCTTCGTTATTCCCTTCCCCCCCTATGTATGCACTACTCTGATTTACTAGGTACTGATGAGAGTTTGTCTCACCTGTTTTTGGTATTTGGTAGAATAGTTGAGCGTAATTATCAAAAAATTCTTGAACGGTGGGTAGAGGTATGGTGGTAGCTGCTGTTGGTGAAGCGCCCCCTACTGTGAGCTGTGTAAATGAGGTATCGACAACTTGCTGGTATTGTTGTTTTTCAAATACTTGTTTGTTTAAATCAACTACCGAATTCATTAGCCATTCACAACTTTAAAGTAATACTTTTCATCTAAAATTCTAGTAGCACCGTCGATAACTGTTTTAAATAAGATCTTGTAGTATCTTTCAGGTTCTAAACCGTTCATATACACATCAAAGTAATTACTATTAGAGTCAGCACTAATTTTAGTATACGTACTATCAAAGTCAATTGCAACTTCATTTGTATCTAAATCTACGATTGACCAATAAGAGGCGGTAGGTAGGTAGTAGTTAAATGTATAGAATGAACCTGTTACGAATGCCCGGGGTGGGAATTGAGGTCTTGCATTAATTCTGAATCTTTGGATTGATCCTGGATAGTAGATGCCTGAATTGTTTGGAAGAGTTGCAACTACGTCTGGATCTGTAATAATTGTTTGAGTAGATGATCCTGTATTGTAGCTAAAATCATCCCATCTAAATTCTAGTTGAGGCGGGTAAATTGTATTGGTGTCTACTGAGAAGTATTTAAATTGTACTTTCTTAGCAGGGTCTGCAGAGAATTCAGCAGAGTCGGCTTGCTTAATAATAAATCCGTCATTTTGAATAGATCCACTATACCAAGCTAAAACTGTAGGTGTTACATCCAAAACTATATCAAAAGTACTTCTATATTGATAAGAGGCACTCTGTGCGTAAGGCGTATCTACATACCAGTTACCTCCTCCTGTATTTGATCCAGACCAAGATCCGGTTGCTTCTAAAGCAGGGAATGAAGTTGCCCAGGCGTTTGAACCTGAGTTGGTTTTGTATACCCAGCTAACCCCGTTAGTTGTTTGCGGACTATCTAAGTATTTACCTGTACCGTTCTGCCATGAGCCTGATACTGCAAAGCATTGTAAAGTTGTTTCTTGCCCTAGTCCTTCAACTTTTCCTACAAACACCTTTAAATATGTTGCAAGAGATCCGGTTGCTTTGCTGTTTATAACATCTAAAATTTCAGATTGATTAAATTTAACTAAGAATCTACTTGTTGTTGCAGCACTTCCGTCAAGAGTAGTACTTGTAGTAGCTTCAATAATTTCATCAATACCAGAATTCATTACTGGGTATTCACTATACAGGGTAGCGTCTTTCTCCGGGAAGATTTTATATACTGCCATTTGTTATAAATAGGAATTAAAGAGAAACTACTCTTCCTTTAATATCCACATTTGGATACTTCACTTCGAAGATCATCGGATCAATAGAAGGATATACTACGTTGTCAATAGTAGCTCCTTTTGTATCATAAGAATAATTGGAGTAACCTAATGCTTGTCCAGTTAGATTAACAACTTCAACATTCTTAACTGTCTGTACTCCGTCGATATTATCAATCAGAAGGCTTAAATTTTTCAGTAAGATAGGTTGGTTGATCTGCCAACTGTTTATGTTAAAATAATCTCTTACCGCTGTAATAGCGTTGAAAATTACTTCGTTACTATTGTAGTTTGCAGCAACTGTTATATCGAAATTAACTCCTATGTTAATTACAAAAGCATCTTTAATTCTAACTGAATCACCTATAACTCTGTATTGAGATAAGTAGGTGTTCAGGTTTTGTTTAAGTGCATTCGAAGCTATTACTAGGTTTTTACTACTATTATATGTAAGTACATATAAATCTAATGTAGACGGTGTTTCACCTATCCCTAAATTAGCAACTTTGGTCTGTTCAATATATGCTTTAGCAATCACCCCGTACTTAGCGGGCATCGATAATGATCTTACTAAATAATCATCCTGAGTTACGTTACGTAATTGAGTTTGGTAATTTGATAAAGTGTTCTGTCTAATCTCCTCAATACTATCACCGTCTTGACCTCCAACCGCTGCATCCGGGTTATTAACCGCTAAAGACGCTCTATAAGTGTTTGCTGTAGCTGCATTAAGGTTTGAATTTAAGAAGCTAATGTTACCTGTAATAACTGTTAAGTCGTTTGAAGGAATATTTGCAGCTATTCCACCACCTGTTAAGTATCTAACGTTGATGGTTGTGTTTGAAGGAGCAATACCGTACGTCTTTGTAAAAATAAAGTTTGTAGGTGAGTATGCGGTTGTTAATTTGGATTGTTGGAAAGGTAGTCCAAGACCTACGTTGTCTGGATTTGGTACGATTGTTTCGTCTGTATCTGTTGCAGTACCTGCTCCAAACTGTAGTTGCAATGATCCTGAATCTAAAAACCTGGTTGCAAATCTTCTTTGAACTTGTTCTAATTGAAGGATATAAGGTGTATCTGCATTATCAACTGAACGGTTAGGGTCGTTAGGGTTTGTATTCTTAATACCGGAGTAGATTGCATCTTGTGCTAAATAATCTACTTCATACCAATTATTACCGTCACTGTCCGTAGCATCTAAGATGCCAACGATCTTATCAGTATTAATCAACCTTGTGTCAAATTGCACTGGGCTAGTAAAGGTTAAAGCACTAGTGTTAACTGTAGCAGAGATTGCTTGCCTGCTTTTTTTCAAAAGATAGCTAACCGGAGTTAATCCTGCTGTTTGGAAGATTGTAACTTCTGTTGTATCTTGTGATGAGGATACTGAAAAGTCTACACTGTCTTGAACTAGGAATTTAACCTCACTGTTAGAAGTTGAAGATACGACTGCATTCTCAGCAATTAACAAAGCATAATCAAAATCAGGGATTGTGTCTGTACCAGATGCCTTTGCAGGTACTTGTTGATAAAAATCAATAGTTGTTGTAGCAACACCTGATACATTTGGCTTGTAACCAAACATATAAGCTAGTTCAAACAGGTTATCTGTCTGACGAGCATACTGTAGGTATGTTTCTTGAATTTGGTTATCTAAATAGAATGACATAACGTCCCCTACGTAAGCTGCCATTTCCATGAACATCATCCCGGGAGATGCCGGACTAAAATCGTTATAGGTTGTAGGGAAATAAGTTTTAGCATAATCAATTAAGGAAGCCCTTAACGTGCTAAAATCTTTATTTAAGTATTTTATGTCTCTCTTTATTGCCATTTTAGTTGAATGATATTTGTAAGCTGTCTATTGTGCCTGTATCTTTAATTGAATACTTTAATGCAACTGTGATTTGGTTTGTATCAGGGTTACCGGTTATCGTTAAGTTTTCAACAAGAACACTTGGAAAATACTCATTTATAATACTTTGAATATCCTGCTCTAAGGCTACCTCTGTGTTGCTATTTAGTTGTTCAAAAATATAAACTTGTAAGCCTGCTCCGAAGGTTGGATTTAAATACCTTTGTCCGGTCCCGGTTAAAAAGAAGTTAATCAGGTTGTTTTTAATAGCTTGTTGAGTAGTGTAGGTGGAGGTAAAAACAGCGGGTGCAGCAAAGGGTATTCCGACTCCTACAGCGACTGAAGGTTTCTTATCTATTGGGAATATCTTCTTTGCATCAAATGCCATTACTTCTTCTTAATAAGACCCATGATTTGGTCTAGGTTAACTTCTCCTGCAGGTAGTGCAGATCCTTCCCCGGCGGTATTTACTGTTGCAGGTGGTCTGTATCCGGGCTGTGCTCCGAAACCTAAAGCATCGTTTGAAGTCATAGAAATATTTCCGTTTTTTGATTCCATCATGCTACCTAGTAATTCTTTGTATTTATCTCTTGCATTAATGCTTGATACTACTGGTTGGGTTGAAACTGGTACAGGAGCTGAGTAGCTCTCCTGAATGATTGTTTTAGGGGCACGTACTGCTTCTAGTAGAATCTCTTTTAGTTCTTCTTGAATAGCTTCTTTAACGGCTTCTTTGATGAGTTTTTTAAATACTTTGGTATCCATCTTTTATAAATATTTCTTAATCGGCTTTTAGGTTATCTCTATCGATAATGAGTTTTAATTCTTCAACTAATACTTTTGGATCTTGAGTGAATGAAGGTTCTGTTTGAAGAAGAACAATTCCTTGTTTATTTCTAGCTTGACCTATTCTTTGGTTAAGGCTTGGGCTGAAGTATTTATCTACGATCTCAAAAGTAAATCCTTTGTATAGTAAGTCGGTATTCCCTATGCTACTAACAGGTTGAGTTAGTTGCTGGATATCTGCAGATACGCTTTTTAGTTGTTGACCGCATTTTGCTAATACTTGATCTATAAAGGCTAATAATACTATAATTGAATTTATAGCGATACTAGCTTCAGAGGTATATGTCGCCCCTAGATCTACTGCTCTTTTTAATTCTGGCAGTCTTGGATTCCCGTCTGTTTTAAAAGTTAATATTGTTCTAACGTCATCTAGATCTGAGAGTAGTGCAGTGATTGATCCAGGAACGACGGGTATAAATTTAGTAGCTGCGGATGAAGCAGTCTTTAATATGTTCAATGCAGTTAAGGTTGTTATTGATCCGTTGAGTACATCTTTGATGACTTGTAGAGAATTATCAATAAGGTTGATGTATTTCGCTGCTGCCTCTATCTCATCTATGAAATTATCCCTGATTGTGGTTACTCTTGTTAAGATTGCTTGTGGTGGGCAGAGAGACGGTAGGGTAGGTACTCCTGTTTCGAGTCCTTCTATTCCTAGGTCAGAAGCTAATTGTGATAGTTGATCTGCTGCTTTACTCTGCAGAGAAGCTACTTTATCGTTAATAGATTGGTTTATTCTATCTAGACCTTTTAGTTGACTTGCTCCCGCAACTGCAGCAGCACCTACAACTGTTCGAGCTAATTCTAATTTTTTATTAAAATTATCTCTTTTTTGCTGTTCTTGCTGTCGCTGCTTCTCTAATTCTTCCGGTGTCATTATACAGTGAAGTTATAGGTTGATTTAATTGAGTCTATTTTCGGAGCTAATTTTTGTAACCTAGGTAAGAGTTTTGCTGCTGTACTATTCAAAGGTGTAACTGGACCTCCTCCGTTAGCAGCGGCGGCACAGGCTTCTGTTAGTTTTGTTAGTATATTTAACATATCTTTTAGGAGTGCCGCTGTTGTATCACCTAGTAGCAGTGGTTCTTTAGCAGATTTAGACCCTAAGTATATTTTACTGGTTTGAATTATCATTTCAGAAGCATCTATGTTAACTGTTCCTGCAGAACTTAAACTGATACTTTTTGCTGAACTTAATAATAAGTGATCTTCTGTTGTATTAAATATTAACCTTCCGGAGTTTATAATTACCTGCTTACCTGTGTATTCATCAGGTAGAGTAGGGGGATTTGATTTGTAGCTAAAGTAATTTGTATTCGCAAGTAGCGGTATCTTTTGAGTCGTTGTTAGGTAGATAGAAGATGCATCTGTGTTTATATCTTCTACTGTAAAATCCCATCCGTTTTTATTTGGGTTATCTGTCTGTCCGTTTCTAATAACGGTTATAGCGTCTCCTTGAGTTCCTACAGTAGACCAAGAGTTCTTATCCGGAGCTGTACCGCTCAATCGAATGCTGTTACCCCATCTTCCTTCGTAGATTAAATCTCCTTCGAAAGGTTGCAGTGGATAAATGTTTGACCTCTCTTTAAAATACTTTCCAAACTTAATTGTACCCGAAGTGTCTGTTAGTTTATTTGTACTCCCTAAAGCTGAATCTTGATAGTTTTTTGAATTCTCAGGAGTTGATGATCCTGCAGAATACGGGATGGCATTATGGTGTGGGTGGTTCCAAAGATTTACTACACTAATGTAGTATAAAGCTTTTGCTGAATTCCTGCATTATCTTCTTTGTTGGCTGTGATACCAAGTAGACAACCTCATTTATAAGCGGGTAGTTCTTAATACCAGGCTGTAGTGGGTAAGCGACTCTGTAATTTTGATTTTCAGATACTGTAGAGTAATCTCCCGTACCCCCTGAGAGGTCGATTATCTCAACTGCACCGATAGCTTTTGGCCCTCCTAATTCTTGGTACTTGGGATGAGTATCATCTAAGACAACGCTTAGTACCCTCCCGGTTGAATTTAAATTTGCAAGCTTTAATGCATCAAGAGTCTTACTAGTGCCTGAAGCTCCAGTATTATAATTATCGTTTAAAGCTCCAAAGCCAAATTTTGCCATTACTTTTCTTCTTTGATGTTGTTAATCTCTTTTAGTAACTGCTCTCTTTCTTCATCAGAAATACCGAACGAGTCGGTAGCTGAATCTTGATTCTGAAATATGCGTTGGATGATTGTTGCAACTTTTACGAGTTGGTCGTCATTCTTAACTCCAATCTCAAGGTACTCTTTAATCAGAGGTACAATTAAAGTCGCATCTCCGGTATCTTCGATTAGGGGACGTAGCTCAGAAATAAGAGTTGAAATCTGCTTCTCCTTCTTCTTCTGATTGTCGTAAATCTCTTCTAGAAGGTCTGCGAATTTCTTATTTTTGAATATTAATTTATCTAAACTCATGAGTAGTCTATTTTTTATAAATAGAAAGTAGTACAGTTTAGAAGCTTGCGTACCCGTTCTCTACGTAGAATGCATATTGTTTTTTATAGAGATCCCCAAGTTCACTAGCTACTTTTGTAATTCTAGGTGTCTTAACATCGATAATCTCTCTGATGTAAATATAAAGAGCTTTCTTATTAAAGATTGTAATGTGTTCCCTTTTTCTAAATAGTTCAAGGATTGCGTCAGCAATCTGTGCATCTTCATCTTTGGGGAATAGCTCGTAAATGTTATCCGTACAATGTTCAACATAAATGTCTAAGAATTCAGACACCTCATCTACCGGATGGTAGACTTGAGTATCAGCTTGAACTCCGTTAACATCTAATACGTCTCCATAAACAACCTCACCATCTTCCTGTTCTGTATTTAGAGTATCCAGGGAAAGCAACTCCATTCTCTTCTTGTAGTTCTTCTGGTTGGAAGCGATCAAGTATCTCTTAGCAACCGTTCCAAAATAAGAATACGCCTTAGCTCCATTCTCAGGGTTAAAGCGATCTAGTTTAGTTAGCAGGAAGGTAATTACTTCGTGTTGAAGGTCTTCTAGGTTTGTCTCCTCGGTGTAGTAGAATTTAAAAGTATGAATTAAGTTTTGTGTTAACTTATACAGTGCGTAGTGAATCTCTTCCCTATAAATCTTATTACGTTCAGCATAATCCTCAGTGTGCACATATTTGATTATCGCAAGCTCGGTATCGTGAGTAAAGTAATTTTTATTTTTCTTCTCGGTCATCGGTCAATTTAAAGTTATTTAATCTGCTTTGAATAACCTTTATTTGCTCGAAGAACCAACCGATCTCATCATCACTTTGGAATGTGCCTTTGCTATCAATTTTTTGAAGTTGTTGTTCACTGTGTTCGATAATCTTAGATAAATTATCCATGTACAGTAAGTAAGCAGTTAAAACATCTTCCTGCTTTTCATTTTTACGAAGTAAGTTGTAAGTTGTATAGCTTAATACACATACTACTAGACTCAATATAATAATTAGTATCGTCATTAGTCTGTGAAAAAGTTAGTCATTGCATTTTTCAAACCATCACTCTGAATATTAGATAATGCTTTGTTTTTTGCCTGCTGTTGGTGAGTTACTGGATTCTTCTGAGTAGTCTCTTTTGAAATTGAGAACTGCTTTGACTTAGGTTGCTCTGTAGGATTGACTGTCATCTCAACTACTGAAGACATTAAGTCTGCTTGATGCAAGATATAGACAATCACTGACTTAGGTTTACTTTCTGGCATCCTGGAAATTAAGTAAGCCTTGTTAGCTTCTTCATAAAGTCCATCATGGGTCCTAATAGCAAGCATCTCATTCATAGAATATCTAATTCCAGCTTCTTGAAGTAAGAATAAAGACCTATCAGGAACAGTCATGAAAGCAACCTCATTATTGTAAGAGTAAACCTCACCTAAATTCTTCTTCCTCCATTCATCCTTTCCGGGTAAATAAAGGTCGTTCTGACTATCCCCTACCTTCCCTAAGTCATGATTCATAGCAGCAAAAACTAATTCCTCAATCGTAAAAGTAGACATATCACAACCAAATCTTTCCCAAAGTTTTGCAAAATGCAAGGAAGCTTTAATAACACGGTTAACGTGTTCAATGTAACCTCCGGGAAAACAGTTATGATACTTAGTAGTATTAGCTGCCGGCATTAAGATAAACCTATCTACACGGTCTTCATAAAACTTACGCAAGTCTTCTTTCCTTGGAGAAGAAATATAGGTATCAATATACCCTAAAAATTCCTCCCAATTTGATTGGATCTGTTCTGCTGTTAAATTCATACTCTAAAGATAGTTACCTTTGTCCGGAAAAGCCACCTACTTCATTAGAAGTTATCGGCTCCATTTCAACATACTGTTTAACTTGACTAAGCTGTTCTTCTGCTCTTTCAATAGTTTCTAAGTATGTTTTGATTGGCTCTTGTCTTTGAACAATCTGCCTTAACACCTTTAAAGTACTTTCTAATACCTCTACTTTGTTGATTACTTGATCTCTATATCTCATATTATTATATCCCTTCTAACTTTCCCCCTGTCTCAAAACCCCACGTATAGATGATAAGAACTAAAAACTACAAAGGCAACTTGTTTTGAGAAAACTCTATAAAATTTATAATATTTTTTACAAAACTACATTTTTCATATTCCTCCAACTCTAAAAAATGATCTAGAGCTAAGGTGCAGGCCTGTAAAAAATTATCATCTGCTTTCTCCAAAAGTGTATCTATGTGAAATGAATCTTCTAAACTCAATTGAGAAAGATACGAATAAGCTCTATTAAAAATCAAGCTCTTATTGAGTTGTTCTAAATTTACTTTATCCAAGTCTTTATTAATCTCGGTAAAGAACCTAATCACTTGATCATTAAGAACGTCTCCCCTGAAAATAATCCGGGTAAACATTCCCATAAAAATATACGGATGGTCTGAGAAATCTGAGATCTCCTTTACCTTCTTATCTGATTTATCTTCAGGGTCTTGAAATAATCCAAATACTAACGTAGGATCCATATATATTATAAATAGGAAAAGGACACCGTAAGGCATCCTTTCCAAATATATTTA